ACCGTGCGCACCGTCCCCGTGTGGACGGACGGCAGCGGCACCGCCCGCGTGTCGACGTGGGTCACCCTCGACAACGCCCTCGGCCAGCCCCTCGCCGCCGACCGCGCCGCGCACCGCGCCGCCCGCAAGCTGCTGCACGACGCGTTCCCGGGCGCCGACTGGACCCGCCCGCAGGACTACGACACCCACACCGGCCAGCTCACCACCCCGCCGCCGCTCGCCGTCCCGGCCGGCCTCGGCATCGACACCGCGCAGGCCGCCCGATGATGCGCCCCGGACTCACCGCCGACGGCCGCCACGTCCGTATCCCCGTCCGCGACCAGCTGCTCGCCCCGCTGCTCGACGACGTCGCCATCGCCTACGCCGAGGACCCCGTCACGTTCGGGCACCTGCTCGCCCGGCACGCCGCATCGGTGTTGCGCCTCGACCACGCCGAAGTCTCCGACGACATGCCCGACCACGAACGGCACATGCGCGCCGCCGAGGCCGACGGCACCCGCGAGGCCCTGCTCGCCGACCTCCCCGACGAGCACCAGGCCGACCCCCTGCTCGGCCCGGACGACGCAATCACCCTCGCCACCCGCATTACCAAGCTCGCCGCCCACATCCGCAACACCGCGAACAGGACCAGCCGATGACCGTCACCGCACTGCACCCCGGATACTCGCCCGCCGCGCCGATGCCGTCCGCCAACCTGCCCGCCGTCGAGGTCACTTACGAGCCCGCACCCGAGGGCGCCCCCGCGGACGCCCCGCGCGTCTTCGTTGCGATCGGTGGCGTCATGCGGGATGCGATGCCCGTGGGCAAGGACCAGAAGAACACGCAGCAGAACTACAACTTCCGCGGTATCGACGACGTCATGTCGGCCATGGCCGGGCCGATGCGGACGCACGGCGTGTTCATCCTGCCGAGCATCGCCAGCCACAAGCAGGACCGCGACGGGAAGATGACGCGGACCATGATCATGATGCGGTATCGCATCTACGGGCCCGCGGGTGACTGCCTGATCGCGACTGTGCCGGGCGAGGCGTTCGACTTTGCGGACAAGGCGACGAACAAGGCTCAGTCCGCGGCGCTCAAGTACCTGTTGTTCACCCTGTTCATGCTGCCTGTGGACGGCCGCAGCATCGACGACGGCGACCGCGAACACCCCGTGTCCGAGGAGCACCGCGCCGAGCGGCAGCAGAACCAGCAGCGCCGCAACCAGCGGCAGCAGAACGGGCAGCAGCGCAACCAGCAGCGCCCGCAGAACGGGCGGCAGCAGCGCCCCAACCGTGGCGGGCCCGACCCGGCACAGCAGGCCCCGAGCCGCGACTACCTCGCCGAGGCGACCGCCGCGCCCAGCCCGCAGGCGTTCGCCAAGGTGCGCGCCGATGCCGTCGCCGCCGGGGCGCCGCCGGAATACCTCGCCAGCCTCGACGCCGTGGCCGCGCAGAAGCAGGCCGCCGCGAACAAGCCGCAGCGGCAGCAGCAGGCCCCCGCCGCGGGTGTCGTCGAGGACCAGGAGCACGCCGCCGCCCTCGGCGAGATGTACGACGCCGCCAAGTCCGCCGGCCTCACCCGCGAGGAAGCCGACGCCGTCATGGTCACCCACCACAAGACGGCACCGCAGGCCGCGACCACCGCCGCCCTGCGCGCCCTGCGCGACGACCTGCTCGACGCCGCCCGCCAGAACGGGGCGACCGCATGACCGAGCAGACCCTCGCCGAGCAGATCTACAAGCACCACGAAGACACCATCGTTGAGCGCCTCGGCCTCGCCCGCCTCGCCGCCGCCGAGCGCGCCGAGCAGGGCGAGCAGGAGCCGACCGCCGAGCAGATCGAGCGCGCCGCAGCCGAGCGGGCCGCCGCCAACCGGGCCGCCGTCCGTGAGGCCGTTACCCGCGAGGCCGTCCTCGCCGCGCTGTCCAAGGAGATCGGCGAGGCCCTCGCCGCCGCGAAGACGGACGTTCAGTACCTGCTCGACCAGCAGTACGAGGCGACCGGCACGACGAAGGTCGACGCGACGTTGCCGGACGGCACCAAGGTCGGTTCCATCAGCCGGACCAGTGGCGAGACCGCCGCGCAGATCATCGACGCCGCAGCGTTTCGGGCATGGGTCGCCGAGGCGTACCCGGCCGAGACCACGATTGAAATCGTCAAGTCCGTGCGACCGGCATTCAGTTCGCTGATGCTCGCCGCGATGACCGCGGCCGGTGTGACGCAGTGGGCCGACCCGGAAACGGGCGAGGTCCACGACGTGCCCGGAGTCGAGATCCGGCCCAGCCGCGCCCGCTCGCACCGCATGACGTTCTCTCGCACGTCGAAGTCGTCGCCCGTCGACGGCCGCGAGTTGGTCGCCCAGGCGTGGCGCCGCGGGGACCTCGCCCCGATCGTGCTGCCCGCCCTCGCCCCCGCCGAGCAGTAACCGCCCCGGCCCGCCCCACGCCGGGGCGGGCCCCGGAAGGACCACCGCATGCCCATCTCTGACGCCATCCGCAGCCGCATTGTCGAGCTGCTGAAAGAGGGCGCCACCAACCGCGCCATCGCCCGCGAGCTGAACGTCGACAAGAGCACCCCGGCCCACTACCGCCGCCTGCTCGGCATCGCCCCCGCCACCCGTACCCTGCCGCGGAACCGTTCGCCGCTCACCATCGAGCAGAAGTGGGCGACGTACACCCGCCCCGCCGAGGGCGACGGCGGACACCTCGAATGGACCGGGCGACGCACCAAGGTCGGCGCCACACCGGTCATGACGTACAGGGAGCGCACCCACACCGCCCGCATCGTGGCGTTTCGGATCCGGCACGGCCGCGACCCCATCGGCTACGTCAAACCGGAGTGCGGCCGGCCCGACTGTGTCGCGCCCGATCACCTCGAAGACGAGCAGGGCCGCAACCGCGTGCGCTCCCAGTTCGGCGCCCTGCTCGGCCGCACCCCCCGCATCACCGAGTGCACCCGCGGCCACGCCGTCGCCACCCACCGCCGCTACGCGAGCGACGGCACGTCGTACTGCGGCACGTGCCACGAGGACGCCAACAGAGCCCGCAGGGCCGCCGGGTGACGCCCGCCGCCCGCCGTCGCCGACCGGCCGCCTCGCCCGCCAAGCGCTACAACGGGCCGCCGCCCGCCGACCGGCCCGCCCCCACATGCAACTACGGCAACCCCCGGTGCGGCGCCCAACCGGCCCGCCCGTACCCGTGCGGCCCCATGTGCGACGAGCACCAGCCCGCCAACACCCACCCGTTCTACCGCCGCCCCCAGTGACGGCCCCGGGGCGAGAACGAGCCGCCGCGCCCCTCGCCCCGGGCGCCACGCCCCCGAACAGGAGCACCACCCCGTGACCCTCGACGCCATGGATTGGGTATGGACCCGGTCCCGCAGCCGCGGTAACGCGCGTCTCGTCCTGCTCGCCGTCGCCGACAAAGCACCCGACGCCACGGCCACCGTGCGCATGGGCACCGCCGAAATGGTGCGCAGGGTCAACGCGGCCCGCTCGACCGTCCTCGACGCCGTCGCGGCCGCCCTCGCGTCCGGCGAGCTGGAGATCACCGAGGCCGCCGCAGGCAGTCGAGCGGCCACCTACCGCATCCCCGGAGCCGTCGACTACGTGCGCGCTACCGGTCCGAAATCCGGACCGCAAACGCACGACACCCGGGGGTCCGAATCTCAGACCACAAACGGCTACCGGTCCGAATCTCAGACCACAACCGCCCCCGCTAGTGGTCCGAATCCCGGACCACAACCCGCAGAGCCCGAGGCCGGTTTGTGGTCCGAATCTCAGACCGCTTGTGGTCCGAATTCCGGACCCCTCTACCACCCAATAGAGAGAGTGAATGAAGGAGTGAGGGAAGAGGGCCCGCCCTCGGCCGTCATCCCCCAGTTCGCCGAGCAGCTGGTCGGCCAGATCACCGCCGCCCGCGTCTACGTCCCGTGGAACCTCACCCCCGGTGAGTGGTTCAAGGTCGACGCCCTGATCAAGCGCTCCGGTGTCGACATGCTCGCCGCCGTCGCCGTCAGGGCCGCCACGAAGAAGGACGTAGGCCACGCCCGGTACTTCCTGCGCGCCTGGCAGTCCCTGCCCGCGCTCCCCGCCCCCGGCACCGTCCCCGCGCAGCCCGCCGGGCCCGGAGCCGACGTGATCCCCCTCGCCGCAGGCCCTCGCCGCCAGGGCCGCGTAGCCACCGCGCAGGCCATGTTCGCCGCCGCGGCCGGCCTCGACCCCCAGGAGAACGTTCGATGATCCGTCAGCACGTCGCCGCGCTGCTCGCCTACGCCGTCCGCCTCGACCCCCGCAGCGCTCCCACCGACGCCGCCGCCGCCGAGGAAACCCTCGACCAGTGGGCCGACATCCTCGCCGACGTCCCCCCGACGGCCCCGCACCCCAACGGCCTCGGGTGGGACGCCTCGCAGGCCGTACGCCACCACATCGCGACCAGCCCCTACCCGATCAAGCCCAGCGACGTATCGCGGCCGTGGCACGCGTTCAAGGCCGACGTAGTCAGCCGCCACACGGGCACCTTTGAGCCGAGCAGGCACCCCGAGCTGGACCCCGACGACGTCGCCGGATATCAGCGCGCCCTGTACGCCGACCGCCAGGCCGTAGCCACCGGAGCCGTTCCTGCCCGGCCGTTCAAGGAGCTCACCGCGGGCCCCGAGGCCGAGGCACAGGCCCGCCTCGCCGCCCTCGGCACCTACCTGCCGCGCACCGTCGCCGACGCCCTCGCCACCCACCGCCCCGACCGGGCCGAACGCGAACGCCTCGCCCGCACCGGCCGCCCCGACCCGCTCAACGTGCCGTGCCCCTACGAGCCGTGCCGCGCCCCGACCGGCGAGAAGTGCCGCAACCCCACACGCGGCCGGCCGACCCGCGCCACCGCCCACCCGTCCCGCCTCGACGCCGCCACCGCCCGCCACCACGCACAGACCGAGGTCGCAGCATGAACCGCAACGGAAAGCACCCGGGCAAGACCCACAGGCGCAAGGCCGCCGCCACCGACCGCACCCACAACCGCAACGGCTACCGCGTCACCGCGTCATGGGACGCCCGTCCCGACCGGCCCGCCATCCGTGCCACCCCCGACCGCAAGGCCGCCCGCCGCATGGCCCGCCAGATGGCAGACGACGGCGCATACGTGATCGTCGAGGAGCACCTCGGCCACAGCGCCTACCGCACCCTGTACGAGCTGGACGGGCCCGCCCTGCTCGCCGAGCGCGCCGCCGCCGAGCAGGCCGCCGCCGAAGCCGCCGACCGCGCCCGCGCGTTCGAGCAGGACCGCGCCGCCCAGGCCGAGGCCGACCGCCTTGCCCGCGTCCGCCGCGACCGAGACGCCGCCCGCTACGCCCGCCAGTTGATGACCGCCCCGCCCAACACCCGCACCGACCGCCGCGCCCGGCACACCGCAGGCGGCCGCTGATGATTCCCGACGCCGTCGCCGCCGTCATCGCCGCCACCATCCGAGACCACCCCGGCAGCACGCCCGAGGCCGTCGCCCGCGCCGCCGTAGCAGCCCTACAACGCGAGGGGTGGCACATCGTCGCCCCGGACGTCGCCAACTCCGCTCTACGGGCCGCGTAGAGCCTCACCAGGGGGGTGCACCCCAAGTAGCCACCGCACCCCCCTGACAGGTAGGTTTCATCCATGGATGATCGAGGATCGTTCACGGGACATACGGAACGGGGATAGGTGCCATGCCCGCAGCAGCCACAACCGCCGAGCGATTCGCCGACAAGGTGAACACCGCCGGGCCCCTCTCCCTCCGCAAGGACGCCCCCGGCCCCTGCCACCTATGGACCGGCCGCCCCAACGCCAAGGGATACGGGCGGTTCTGGACCGCCGGGCGCAACGTCAAGGCCCACCGCTACGCCTACGAGCTCCACATAGGCCCCATCCCCGCCGGCCTCGAAGTCGACCACCGATGCCGCACCCGCGCATGCGTCAACCCCGCCCACCTCGAAGCCGTCACGCACCGCGAAAACGTGCTGCGCAGCTCCAACGTCGCCGCCATACGCGCCGCCCGAACCCACTGCATCGCAGGCCACAAGTTCGACACGGCCAACACCCGCATACGCCCCAACGGCACCCGCCAATGCCGCGCATGCCAGCGCAACCGCCGCCGCGCCCCCCGCACCGCACAGACCCCCACCGCATACCGAAGGGCCGCATAACCATGTCCGGCGAAACCATCATCACCGTCATCGGGAACATCACCGATAACCCCGAACTCAGGTTCACCCCGTCCGGCGCCCCCGTCGCCAACTTCACCATCGCCAGCACCCCCCGCATCTTCGACAAGCAGACGAACGAGTGGAAGGACGGCGAGACCCTCTTTCTCCGGTCCGCCGTATGGCGCCAGGCCGCCGAGAACGCCGCCGAATCCCTCACCCGCGGCATGCGCGTCATCGCCCAAGGCCGACTCACCCAGCGCAGCTACGAGAAGGACGGACAGAAGCGCGTCGCCTACGAGCTCCAGGTCGAGGAAATCGGCCCCTCGCTCAAGACCGCCACCGCCGCCGTCACCAAGACCAACGGCAACAACGGCCAGCAGACCCGCCAGCAGCCCAGCACCGGCGGATACGGCCAGCAGACCCAGGGATACGGCCAGCAGCCCGCCCAAGACCCGTGGGCCCAGCAGCAGCCCCGCCAGGGATACACCGACGAACCCCCGTTCTGACCCGCGCCCGCGACCGGTCGCGGCCCCAGCCGTGCGCGCGAGCAGACCGCGCGCACCCCAGCCCCGCTCGACTCCACACGAGACAGGACCAACCCATGAACCACCGCGCCACCCTCGCCGAGCTCGACGCCATGGCGTACGTCATCATCCGACCCGCCCCGGCCGCCGACGACAACGACGACTTGGGCACGTACGCCGTTGAGGCCGCCTCACACGGGATGAGCAAGCGCGCCGCCGCGTACGCGCTCCGCCAGGTTGCCGACCGGTTCGACGCCGACGCCGCGGCCGTGGGCGACCAGCCGCTCGACGCCGACACCATTGCCGAGGCCAACGCCCGCAACGCCCAGCGCCCGGCCGGCCTCGACGCGCTGCTCGACCACGTCGCCGCGCACCTCGACGACGACCACACCTCCCCCGTTCTCCCCGCCCTCGCCACGGCCCTGCTCGACGAGGAGCGCGCACCCACCCCCGTCGCCGCATACGGAGCCGCCCGCATCCTGCTCGCCGAGCACGCCCGCGACCTGTCCGCCATGCTGCGCACCGCCGCGCACCCGCGCTGCGACTGCTGCCTCGACCAGGCCGCCCGCCTCGCCGAGTACGCCGGACGCCTCGCCCCGCACCTCGCCCCGGCCCGGCCCGTCGACGACGAGCACCAGGCCGCCGAGCAGCCCGCCCCGCCCATCGGCGCCCGCTACACCAAGCGGCTCAACCCCAACCAGACCGTCACCGTGACCCGCGTATGGCAGGCCGAGGACGGACACACCGCCGTCGCGTACGAGTGGCGCGACGACAAGCCCGGCCAGTGCGGCAGCGCCTGCCCCATCGACGTGTTCCACCGCGAGTACAGGCCCGCCGAGGAGCAGCCCGCCGAGCTGTCGTGGAAGGGCCGCGCCGACCACGCCGTCGAGATGTACGCCCGGACCGCCATCGAGCGCGACGACGCCCAGGCCGAGGCCGCCCAGCTGCGCGCCCGCGTCGCCGAGCTGGAGAAGCGCGACGCCGCCGAGGCCGGCCGATGATCCGCCGCACCGGGTGGCGCTACCTCGCCCACCGCACCGGCCTGCTGTGCTCCCCATCCCTCCTGTTCCACGACGTGCCGTTCTCGAACCGATGGCACCGCCGCCGCATCGCCGACCGCCACCTCGCCCGCCTCGCTCGAACCACCGGAGCCCCCGCCGTGACCATCGCCAACGACCCTCAGCGCGACCCCGATTGGTGCTGGACGTGCGGCCGCAAGTGCGGATCCCAGCCCCACTAGCCGACATCCACCGGGGCGCCGCCGCCGCGCGGCGCCCCCGCACCACCGGGAGCCCACCCCATGCCACGCCGCACCATGGCCGAGCGCAAGCGCCGCGCCGCCGACCGCGACACCCGCCGCGACAGCCTGCTCGTACTCCTCTCCCGCGTCCAACGCGCCGTACCCATCACCCCGGCCGAGGCATCCCTACTCCGCGCACACGTCGAGGTCGAGCTCACCGAGTCCAACGAGCTGCGCCGCACCGTCGCCGGACAACAGGACGTCATCCAGCAGCAGGGCCGCCAGCTCGACGCCGCACACGAGGCCATCGTCGAGGCCGAGCAGCACGCCGCCGACCGCGACGAGCAGCTGCGCATGTACCTCGCCGTCTACGGGCCCGACGCCATCGACCGCACCCGCCGTATCCGCGATGCCTACGACCGGGCCCGCCGACTCTCCGCCACGTGGCGAGTCTCCCGCGACGCCAACACCCGCCACGCCGGATACGAGCTCGACGCCACCCTCGACAACGCCCCGCGCACCACTGACACCACACCGGAGCAGCAGCCGTGACCATCGAAGCGCTGAAAGCCCTCGCCACCATCGAGGACGCCTTGCCTACCCTCGTACGCTCCCTCGCGGAGGCCGCCCAGTCCGAGGCCGAGCTCGGCCGCGTGCAGCGGAAAGCGTGCGACACCGCCGAGCAGCTACGGAACGCCGAGAAGCGCGCCGAGGCCGCCGAGCACCGTGCCCGCCGGTTGGCCAAGGCATGGACGGGCGCCGAGAACGACGTCACCACCACGGCACGCGCCACCCTCGACGCCGACGCCCGCGCCACCAAGGCCGAGCAGCGCCTCGACACGCACCGCCGCCGCCTCGCCGCCATCCTCGCCCAGCCCGCCGAGACACCCCTCGAACAGCTCGGCGAGTACGCGGCCCGCACCCTCACCGGCAACGGCGCCCGCCTGCTCGCCGCCGACAAGGCCCTCGCCGCCATGGAGGCCGACCGCAACCGGCAGCAGAAGCACGCCACCAAAGCCGCTCAGCGCCTCGACCAGGCCAAGCGCGACGCCGCCGCCGTCGAGCAGGTCGCCGACCGCGCCCGCAAGGCCGAGCAGCGCGCCGACCAGACCGAGGCCGAGCTCGCCCAGCTGCGCGCCGCCCTCGCCGACCTCGTCCACCAGGAGCACTGACCCATGCCCCGGTTCCTGCTCGGCCTATCGCTCGGCGCCATATCCGGCGCAGGCACCTACGTCCTCACCGGCGAGACGCAGCTCGCCGCCATCGCCGCCGCCATCGCCGCTGTCATCACGTGGTGCGGCATCGCCACCATCGCGTTTCTCGACGACTGATCAGGAGCAGTACTCCGTGACTGACACCCTCGACCGCATCGCGCCCCCCGCCGCGCACCGGGCCGCCGTCGACCTCGCCGCCGTACGCGAGCAGTGGGGCGACCTGCTCGCCGCCATCGAGCAGGCGCCGGCCGCCGAGTGGCCCCCGCGCGACGCCCGCGACTTCGACCGCCCCGCCCCCGTTGACGACGAGCACCAGGCCGACACCATCGGCCGCATGCCGCTCGTACTGCGCGAGCACCCCGCCCCGCTCAACCTCGACGCGCTCGACGCCGCCCTCGCCGTCGAGGAGGCCCTGTTCGACACGGCCGACGCCATCGCCGAAGTGGTACAGCGGCCCATCCGAACCGTGCCCATCCCGACGTACGGCAACCCCGACGCCACCATGCCGGACCCGGACGACGCCGCCGACCCGGCACGGTGGCACTACCAGGCAGCCACCTCGCCCGGCAGCCGCGCGTATGGGCTCCATTGGGCCGCGGTGTGGCTTGAGGGGCGCGCCCTCGGCGAAGGCACCACCGCGCCGAGGCCGAGCAACACCGTGCACCAGCCCCTGTTTGCTCCGGTACCGGCCCGCACCCTCGACGACCTCGCCCGCGTCGCCTCGCTCGCCCGTCGCAAGGTCGAGCGAGCCCTCGGCCGCGACGGGCGCACCCTCGCCCTTGACCGGCCATGCCCGTGGTGCGACGGCCCGCTCACCGGCCGGACGCAGCCGGGGGGCGAACCGTCCGTCACGTGCACGCGGGGCGAGGCGTGCACCGCGCCCGTGCTGCTCGACCGAGGCCGGCGGGTATGGCGGGGCGCCGAGCTGGTCGGTTTGTGGACCGCCCTCGACGCGGCCCAGCGCAGGGGCGAGGAGCAGCCCGCGGCATGAACGGGCCGAGGGGCGCCGGGAGTTGACCGGCGCCCCTTTCCCCGACCCCCTTGTGTACTAGGTACTGTACTGAGTACAGTAGGCGTTGCCGCTCCACACGGCACCGACCAACCCAGGGAGCAAACCCCATGGACACCTACGCACACGGCTACGGACGCACCGGCCACTACGCCAAGCCCGGCACCCACACGAGCTACTGCGGCCGCGAGCTCATGCACGAGCCCAACAACGGCATCCGGAACCACATCTGCGCCCCGTGCGCCAAGGCCGAGAAGCGCGACCGCGTCGCCGCCGAACAGGTCGCCGCCGACCACGCCGTCGACGGCCCGACCCTCGCCGAGCGCGCCGGAGTCCGCTACGCCACCGTTGGCACCGGCCGCCGCGTCCACTACTCGAACAACGACGACACCCTCTGCGGCCGCGAGGTCTCCGAGTACGTCGACGGTTCCGACCTGCTCGCCCTGTTCAACAAGGGACACGAGCTGTGCGTACCGTGCGACCGCGCCGCCGAGAAGCGCGCATACGCCCGCTCGCTCGCCGCGACCGTCGAGCAGCCCGCCGCCGAGCAGGCGCCGGCCGAACCCCTCGCGATCCTGCGCGCCGCCGTCGAGGCCGAGCTCGGCGGCTGGAACACCGACCGCGCCGCCGCCACGCTCAAGGCCGCCGGGGTCGACGTCGCCCGCAGCACGAGTTGGGGCCTCCTGCGACACCTCGCCATGGCCGAGCACCTGCTCACTGCGAACAGCGAGCCCGGTTGCTTCACCGCCAACGCGGCCGACGTCGCATTCGCCACCGCGGCCCGCGCCGTCGACGCCGTCGAGTACGCCGAGCAGACCGGCGCCGCCGTCGAGACTGTCGAGGACGCCGAAGCCCTGTTCGCCGCGCAGCTGGTCACCGAGGCCGAAGCCACCGCCGGAACGTGGCGCGGCGAGTGGATCGGCCAGGCCGCCGCCGACGACGCCCTGTTCACCCTCACCCCCGACCGCGAACAGGGCGCCCTGTTCGCGTAACCCACCCCGGCCCGCCCCACACCGGGGCGGGCCCTCGCCGAGGAGAACCCCGTATGAGCACCAGCGACGAGCAGCCGACCACCGACCACTACCGCCGCACCCCCGAGGACGAACTACCGGCCGCACCCGCCGCGCAGGTCGCCGACATCGACCGCCTGCTCGCCGAGCACGGCGCCGCTCCGCTCGGCCGGCTTCAATCCAGCCTGCTCGCCGCGGTCGAGCAGTTCGAGCGCGAGCGCCGCGCCGAGCGGATCGCCGCCGGGGCCGACCCGGACGAGGACCGCGACCCGTTCGAGCAGGTGCGCGCCATCGCCGACGAGTGGGCCGACACCGCCGACGACGCCGACCGCCGCGCCGCCCTGCTCGACCGCCTCGCCGACCGCCTCGACACCAGCCAGGTACGGGCGCTGCGCCTCGCTGCCGAGGCCGCCGTCGCCATCACCCCGCGGCTCATCTACGCGGACGCAGACGCAGGGGTGAACGTCGGCGACACGGCCGCAGACCTCGGCCTCACGCCCTCGTACGTCTACCGCGTCCGGCGCGAGCAGCGCGCGACCAACTGACCCACCACACGCAAACGGGCCCGCCCGCGACTCCACATCGCGAACAGGCCCTCACCACACCGGGAGCAAACCCCGCCATGGCTAAGCCGAAGACTACCCAGACCGACACCAACGCCATCCCCGAGGTAGGCAAGCCGGTCACGGTCCGCGTGCTCGACGAGGGCATGCGCGACGACCTCGCCGTCATCATGCGCACCGGCTGCAACGCGTCCGACGCCGTACGACAGGCCCTGTACATCGTCGCGAACGCGTATCACGCAGCATGGGCAAGCGGGCACTACCCGCCCGGCACGACGCCCCAGATCCTCGCTCACCAGCTCGCCCCGTACGACGCATCAAAGGCCCTTGACCAGGCCGTATGACGCCCGCACGACACGCTGCGCCCCGCTGTACGACACGGCGGGGCGCAGCCGTATGTCCGGACGCGACACCCGTCGTGCGGGCACAGGCAGCGCCACCGCGCCGACCGCTCTGCAACCATGCGGCACACAGAACCGTCACAGCACATACATCCCACCTGCACACGAGGAGCGTTCATGTCGCAGCCGCCCCGCCCGCCGTACCAGCCGCCGCAGCCGCCGCAGTACGTGACGTGGGGACAGCAGCAGCCCGCGCAGCCCGCCCCGCAGTACCAGCAACCGCCGCACCCGATACCGGCCCCGCCGCGCAAACGCCCTCGGTGGCCCTTTGCCGTCGGTGCCATCGTCGCGGCGCTGATCGTGGCGGCCGCCGTCGGTGGTTCCGGCGACGACGACCAGGCCGCCACCAAGACCGCGCCGAAGGCCCCCGCGTACAAGGTCATCAACGAGGACACCGGCGGGAAGCAGGGGCGCGCCGACCTGCTCATGCCGAAGGCCACACCCGAGCAGGCCGAGGCCGCCATACGGGACTACGCCAAGCGCATTGACGGGCCCCGCGCATTCGAGATCGGCACCGTCCGCAGTCGAGACGCCGCCGTCATCGTGTGCCGCGGCGAGTGGCGCGCCGACGACGACGCCGCGCAGATCTACGGCGGAAAGGCCGGCCTCGCCGTGACGTGCCCCGACCCCAAGCCTCTTTGACCGTGACCTTTCCGTGACCTATCGTGGAGAGCGGCCCCGGCGTGCCCGGAAACGGGCGGCGCCATAAGAGACCCGAACGCCCCGTCATCCCCCCCGGCGGGGCGTTTCGCATGCCCGCACCCCGCGGCGAGGAGGTGACGCGCCCATGGGCCGACCCATCACTGACACCGACCGGCGAGCAGTGCGCCGCCACCACGCCGCGGGCATGACCCGCAACGCCATCGCCAAGAAGATCAAGCGCAGTACCTCGACCGTTTCGAAGCTCGCCGAGGAGCTCGGCCTCAGCTTCGAGCGAGGGCCCGAGGTCATCGCCGCCACCGAGGCCCGCCGTATCGACCTCGCCGCGCGTCGCACCCTGCTCGCCGAGCAGCTGCACCAGGACGCCGAGAAGCTGCGCGCCCAACTGTGGGCGCCCACCACGTACGGCGAGTTCGCAGGCAAAGACGGCACGTGGCAACACGTCGACCTCGACCGCCCGCGGTTCGTAGACCAGCGCCAGATCATCGCCGCGACCGGCACCGCGATTCAGCAGTCACTCAAGCTCGCCCCCGCCGAGGGTGGCGAGGGAGCCGACCAGGTGCGCTCGATGCTCGGCGCCCTTGGCGAGGCCCTGACCCGCGCAGCCGACGACGACGGGGGCGACGACGGGGGGTGACGCGTGCTCGACCTCGACGCGCTCCCCCTCTCCCGAAAGCAGCTGCGCAGCATCGGCCGCGCCACGGCCCGCATCAACCTGTGGCACGGGTCCGTGCGATCCGGCAAGACCATCGCAAGCCTGCTCGCGTTCGTCATCGCCGTGGCCACGGCCGGCCCGTCCGGACTGATCATCATCTGTGGGCGGTCGCTCCAGACGATCGAGCGCAACGTGTTCGAGCCGTTGCAGGACGCCGCACTGTTCGGCCCCCTCGCCCAGCACGTGCACCACACCCGGGGCGCCACCACCGCCACGATCCTCGGCCGCACCGTCCACCTGATCGGCGCCGCCGACACCCGGGCCGAGGGCCGCCTACGAGGCCTCACCGCGCAGCTCGCGTACGTCGACGAGGCGACCCTCCTGCCCGAGGGATTCTGGACGCAGCTACTCGCCCGACTGTCCGTGCCGGGCGCCCGCCTGTACGCGACGACCAACCCCGACAGCCCGCGGCACTGGCTCAAAGCCGGATACCTCGACCGCGCCGCCGAACTGAACTTGCGTGCCTGGCACTTCAAGTTGGCCGACAACCCGAGCCTGTCGCCCGAGTACGTCGCCGACCTGTCAGCCGAGTACGTCGGCCTATGGCGCCGCCGCATGATCGATGGGGCGTGGGTGGTCGCCGAAGGCGCCATCTACGACATGTGGGACGAGCGGGCCCACGTCGTCACCGACCTCCCCGAGATGCGCCGCTATTGGGTCGGCCTCGACTACGGCACGACGAACCCTTTCTCCGCAATCCTGCTCGGCCTCGGCGCCGACGACCGCCTGTACGCGTGCGCCGAGTGGCGCCACGACTCCCGCGCCACGCACCGCAGCATGACGGACGCGCAGTACTCCGCAGCGTTGCGCGAGTGGCTCGGCGAGTGGCGGCACCCTGCGGCCGGCCCCGGCACACCGCCGGGCGTCGCACCGGAGTGGACGTTCGTCGACCCCAGCGCCGCGAGCTTCATCACGCAGCTATGGGCCGACGGGCACCAGGGCGTGACCCGCGCCAACAACGACGTGTCGGACGGGATCCGTTCCGTGTCGTCCGTCCTCGCCGCCGGGCGCCTGTTCGTCCATGAGAGCTGCACCGGCCTGCTCACCGAGATGCCCGGTTACAGCTGGGATCCGAAAGCGACCGAGCGCGGCGAGGACAAGCCGTTGAAGGTCAACGACCACTCGGCCGACGCGCTGCGCTACTCCGTCCACACCACCGCCCACGAGTGGCGTCACCTACTCGCCGCGCCGAAGGAGGCCCCCGCATGACCGACATCCCTGTCGCCCTGAGTACCGAGCAGGTCCGCACCGTGTGCCGTGCCCTCGGCCTGCCGCCGTCCCTTGTGCGCAGCGTGCACCTGGACGTTGACGACGGCGTGCGCGCCCTGCTGTACGTCCGCGACCGCGAGGGCCGCCGCATCACCCACGGCGACGACGTACTGACCACCACCGTGCACATCCCATTTGAGGAGGCGAGCACCCGTGGCACTGCCTGAGAACGGCACCGCGTGGCCGCCCCCGCAGTGGGCCCCGATCTATGCCGAGATGCGCGTCGACGACGCGTGGTACTCCGGCGACCGCCGCCGCCTCGCCCGCGTCTACGGGCACGCGCAGCACCACAACGAGCGCCGGACGCTATGGGGCCGCCGCCGCATCCAGCACCCGCACAAGCGCGAACACCGCCTGCACGTCCCGTTGCCGGGCGACATCGCCAGCACCAGCGCCGACCTGTTGTTCGCCACCATGCCCGTCCTGACCGTCGAGAACACGGCCACACAGGACCGCCTCGCGGTGCTCATCGATGAGGGCCGCGTGCAACAGGTGCTGCTCGGAGCAGCCGAGCAGGCCGCCGCCCTTAGCGGTGTGTTCCTGCGCGTGACCTGGGACCGCGAACTCGCCGAGCGGCCCCTACTCACCGTCATGCAGCCGGACCGCGCCGTACCGGAGTTCCGGTTCGGGATGCTGCGCGCCGTCACGTTCTGGCGTGAGCTGAGCGGCAGCACCACGCAGACCGTTTACCGGCACCTCGAACGGCACGAGAGCGGCAGTATCCGCCACGGCCTGTACGAGGGCGCACCGGACAGCCTCGGCCGCCTTGTGCCGCTCACCGCGCACCCCGACACCACAGGCCTTATCGAGTCCCTCGACAAGGACGGCGACGGGCAGACGATCAGCACGGGTATCCGCGACCTCACCGCCGCCTACGTGCCGAACATGCTGCCCAACCGGCTGCACCGAGACAGCCCCGTCGGGCGCAGCGACTACGCGGGTGGCGTTCACGACCTGTTCGACGCGCTCGACGAGACGTGGACGTCGTGGATGCGCGACATTCGCCTCGCCCGCGCCCGCCTGATCGTTCCCGACGCCTACCTGCGCAGCAACGGCCGCGGCGAGGGCGCCAGCTTCGACGACGACCGCGAGGTCTTCCAACAGCTGAACATCCCGCCCACCGAGCAGGGCAACTCAATCACCCTGTCGCAGTTCGCGATCCGGGTGGAGGAGCACCGCGCCACCGTCGAGGCGATCGTGCGCCAGGCCGCGCAGTCGGCCGGCTATTCGGCGCAGTCTCTCGGCCTCGACGGCGAGGGCCAGGCCGTCACCGCCACCGAGGTAGACAGCCGCGATCAGCGGTCGATGGTGACCCGGAAGAAGAAGACCGGCTATTGGCGGCACCCGCTCGCCGACATGCTGCACGTCATGCTGCAACTGGACGCCGCCCTGTTCGGCAACCGTGCGATCAAGCCGGAGCGGCCGCGCGTCGAGTTCGGCGACGGCGTCGCGGAGTCCGAGCAGGCCACCGCCACGACCCTCGACCTGCTCAACCGGGCGGGCGCCGTGTCGACCGGCACCAAGGTCAAGATCCTGCACCCGGATTGGGACGACACCGCCGTCGCCGCCGAGGCCGCCGCGATCCTCGCCGAGACCGGCGCAGGCGCACCCGACCCCGTCGGCACGTTCCCCATGTAAGGAGGGTGCCGCCGTGGCGATCCATCCGGGCATGGTCGAGGACCTCGCCACCGGCACCCGCGACCTGTACGAGCAGGCCGAGCAGCGCCTGTTGGGCATCATCGCCCGCCAGCTCGCCGACGGCCTCGACGCCCCGGGATGGGTCGAGCGGAAGCTGTCCGCCGTGCAGGCCGTACGCCGCGCCTCGCAGGCCGTTGTCGGCGAGCTCGGCAAGGCGACCACGCTGGAAGTGTTCGACGTGGTCGCCGAGGCGTACAACGTGGGGCACCGCTCCGCCGTCGCCGAGCTCGGCGCACTGTCGGATGACGCCCGCCGCCTGGTCGACGACGTCACCCCGAACGCGCAGGCCGTCGACCGCCTCGCACAAGAGACCGTCGACCGGATCACCGCGACCCACCGCAGCATTCTGCGGGCCGTCGACGACCGGTACCGCGGCATCGTCGCCGAGGTCACCGCCACGCCCCTGCTCGGCACCGGCACGCGCCGCCAGGCCACGCAGGACGCCATGCGCCGGTTCGCCGACGAGGGCATCACCGGCTTTCGCGACCGCGCCGGCCGCCGTTGGCAGCTCACGTCGTACGCGGAAATGGCGGTGCGCACCAGCGTCGGGCGCGCCGCCACCGAGGCCCACATGCGCACGTTGGACACGGCCGGAGTGCAGTTCGTAGTGGTGTCCAACGCACCGCGCGAGTGCCCGTTGTGCCGCCCGTGGGAGGGCAAGGTACTGGCGATCAGCGGCGCCGAGGGAGCCCGCACCGTCGAGGCCGAGCACGCCATCGAGGACGGGCGCATGGTCCCCGTCAGGGTCGCCGGATCGCTCGACGAGGCCCGCCGCGCCGGATTCCAGCACCCCAACTGCCGTCACTCCGTATCGGCGTACACCCCGGGGCTCACCCGCACCGAGGACGCCGAGAGCGACCCCGACGGATACGAGGCCGGCCAACGGCAGCGCGCCATCGAACGCAACATCCGAAAGCACAAGAACCGCGCCGCGGCCGCCACCTCCCCCGAGGCCAAGCGCGCGGCCGAGGCCAAGGTCAGGCAGTGGCAGGGCGCCCAGCGCGAGCACCTCGCCGCCCACCCCGACCTACGCCGCAACCCCAAGCGCGAGCAGCCCGGTGCCTCGAACCTCCCCCCTGCTCGCCGCCCGGTCCCCGAGGAGGCACAGCAGGCCGCCCGCATCCGATCCGGCGACGACCTCACCCCACGGGAGATGAGCGACGACGAGCTGACAGCCGCCATGCGACACGGTGAGCTCACCGAACGCGACCGCGCCCGCATCGAGACCGAGGCCGACCGCCGCGACCAACAGGCCCTGCTCGACCGCGCCGCCCCCGGCGGCCGCCTTACCGACGACCTGCTCGGACTGTCCGACCAGGAGCTCGGCAAAGTGTTCGGCCACCTCGACGACAGCGACGCGCTACGCGTCATGTCCGAGCTGGACCGCCGCGACCGCGCCGGACAACTCCCCGGGGCGCGCCGCGATCTCCACGGACTGTCCGACGACCAGCTCGCCGCCCGCTACCGCGACGCACCGGCCGACCGCGACGCCCTCGCCGCCGAGGCACACCGCCGCGACCTGCTCGCCCAGCACTTCCCCAGCGGCGAGCTGCGGGCCGACCTCGACCAGGTCGGCGACGACGAGCTCGCATGGTGCATGCAGTACGCCCACCCCGACGAGATCCTGCGCATTGCGGGGGAGATGGACAGCCGCGACGCCGTCGACCTCCCGCACCCGGCCGCGACCGGCAACGCCGTCGACGACCTGCTCGCCGACCGCAACGCGCTCGCCGAAGCGATGGACCCCGCCCCCGACCCGGAAGGGTGGGGCGCCCTCGCCGACGACGCAGCGTTCGCCGAGCAGCTCGCCGAAGCCGTCGCCGAGGCAGGAGGAGCCGAGGCCGCCGAGGCGGCACCCCTCCTGACCCGCAGGCAGGCCCGCGAGCTGTACGACGAGTACATCTACCGGCAGTACCTGCAAGCCGAGGAAGACCTACGCGGTGTGCTGCTCAGCAAGAAGGCAGCAGCGGCCGGCCGAGCACCCATAACCCTGTTCTCTGGCCCGGCACGCATCGCCCACGCGAACGCGTCGGACGAGCTGAAAGAGTGGTGGGCCGAACACGGCCGCATGACGCAGGCCGAGTTCATCGAGAAGGCCACCGGCCAAGCCCAGCGGTGGGCATCCGGTGCCCGTAAGAATGAGTCCGACCACCAGAACCGGAGATGAGGTCAGCACATGGGAACGCGCGAGGACATCGCACGGGCAGTGACCGAGGGAGCCGAGGCCGGGCGCCAAGGCAACCCCCCGACCGCATGCCCGTACCCGCGCACCAGCGTGCTGCGCACCGCGTGGATTCGCGGCTACGCAGGCACCGCGCCTCGCCCCACCGAGGGCGACGACGACGCCTAACAGCCACCACTGACAGCACCACCCGAAAGGGGTCCGCCAGGAGCGGGCCCCTTTTTCTGTATGCCCGCACGCGGGGCGCCAGGCGCGCCCCGTCCCCGACTAAGGCTCCAGGAGGGCCCATGTCCACCCCGACCCCCACCGCCCCGGCACCCGCCGCCCCGGCACCCGCACCCGCCGCCCCGGCCGCCACCGCCCCGCAGGGCGCCCCGGCCGCCGTACCCGCATCGCAGGACCCGGCCGCGCCCGCACAGCCGCAGACGCCCGCACAGCCCGCCCCGCAGGGTGAGCCGCAGGACGTCGCCAGCCTGCCCGCATGGGCGCAGACGCTCATCGCGAACACCCGCGCCGAGGCAGCCCAGTACCGGACCCGGGCGCAGACTGCCGGGCAGCCGCCGCAGCCCACGCCGACCGCGCCCGAGCCGATCGCCGAGGGCGCCGTCGAGCGTCTCCCGCAGTGGGCACAGCGACTCGTCACCGACGGACAGGCCGCGACCCAGCGGGCCGCCGTTCAGTCCGCCGTCTACACCACCGCCGCCGCGGCCGGCGCCGATCCGGCCGCGCTGCTCGACAGCACATCGGCCATGGCAGCACTCGCCGCCATCGACCCGACCGACCCCGCGGCCGTCACCGCGGCGATTCAGGCAGCGATCACCGCACAGCCGTACCTCGCCGCCCGCGCCGCCGGGCCCTCCCGCGGCGGCGCCGACTTCACCAGCGGCGGAAACGGCGAGGTCACCCCCGCCCAGTTCGCCGCCATGGACTACACCGCGCGCACCGCGCTGTACGAGTCCGACCCCGACACGTACCGGCGCCTCGCCGGTTCCTGAAACTGCCCGGCCCCGTGCCGGGCGACCCAAAGCCCGGCGCACCGTCGCCGGAGAGAGTGAGCAACGACCATGGCTCAGACCACCGCAGCCGCTGTGATCAACCCCGAGGTGTGGGGCGACATGGCGCAGGCGTCTTTCGTCGGACAGGTCCGCGTCGCCGGATCGGCCGCCGTCATCGAGGACAACACCCTTGAGGGCGCCCCCGGCGACACCGTCAACTTCCCGAAGTGGGGGGCGATCGGCGACCTCGACGACCTCACCGAGACCACGGCGATGACCCCGACCGCCATGTCGACGGCGGACGCCACGGCCACGATCAAGGAGGCCGGTAAGGCGGTCGAGATCACGGACAAGGCCCGCCTTACCTCCCTCGGCGACCCCGAGGCCGAGGCCCGCCGCCAGTTCGGCATCCTCGCCGCCCGCAAGGTCGACGCGGCGCTGATCGCTCAGGCGCAGGCCAACGAGACCGCGCAGGGTGGCGGCACTCCGTTCGCGTTCACCACCGCCACGGGCAAGACCAAGTTCACGTGGGCTGACTCGATGGTGCCCGCCATCGGCCAGTTCGGCGACGAGTGGGAGCCGTCCGACTTCGCCGGCCTGTACCTCAACAGCGTTCAGCTCGCCGAGGCCATGGCCGACGCGCAGTTCGTCGACGCGGCGAAGCTCGGCAACGGTGCGTCCGCGGCCGTGACCGGCTCTATCGGCCGGATCGGTGGCGTGCCCGTGTTCATCACGAACCGGATCACCGCGGGCAAGTTTCTGCTGCTCAAGAACAACGCGCTTGGCCTGCTCTACAAGCGGCGCCCGCTGGTCGAGTCGGACCGCGACATCCTCGCCCGCTCGACCGTCGTCACCACGACCATGCACTACGCCGTCAAGCGCCTCAACGACCGCGGTGTGTGCGTCGGCACCCTCGCCACCACCTGATCAGGAAGGAGGGCGCCGCCGTGCTGCTGCGCCGCCACCACCAGGCCGAGGCGTCCGACACTCCGTCGGACACCGCGCCGGACCCGTCCGACACCCCGTCGGACACCCCGGCCGAGCCGGAACCCGAGCCGGACCACGACGCCCCGCAGGCCAAGCCCGCGGGGCGTTCCCGTACCCGCCAGAAGAACGAGCACCAGGAGGTGACCGCCGATGCCTCGAACTGAGTTCGTCGCACAGTCGGTGTCCGCAGGCGCACCGCTCGCCGCCATCACGCTGACCGCCGCGGACGGCACCAACGGCAACCAGTGGCGCTACACCGGCCGCCGCCGGCTGATCGTCCGCAACGGTGCGGCGAGCGCCGTCACGGTCACCATTCGTAGCAACAGCCGCGTCGCTGGTCTGGCCGTGCCCGACCGTGTCGTGTCCGTCGCCGCGTCCGCCACCGCGTACATCCCCGAGGGCCCGGAGGCACTCCAGACCGACGGATACGTGTACTGCGATTGGTCCGCGGCCGCCTCGGTCACCGCCGGGCTGATCGAAGAGACCAGGTAAGGGGGGCGCGGCCATGGTGTACGCGACGCCCGAGGAGCTCGCCGCCTACACCGGCCAGCCCGCCCCGGCCGATGCCGAACGGCTGCTGACACGCGCCTCGCAGGACGTCGACGACGCCTTGCGCACGGCCGTCTACTGCACCGACGTCGAGGGCATGCCCACCGATCCCGCCATCGTCGCCGCACTCAGTGAGGCGACGTGCGCGCAGGTCGAGTACCAGCGGGCGACCGGCGACGACGGCACCGGCGCGGCCGGCCGATGGGACTCCGTCAGCATCGGCCCGGTAGCCCTGTCCGGCCGCAAGGACGCACCGCGCGGGGCGGGGGACGTCGACATCGCCCCGCGCGCCGACCGAGCCCTACGGCGCGCCGGACTCCTGCCGGGGGTGATCTGGTGACCGCCGTACCCGCATGGCTGCTGCGCCACCGGATCACCATCGAGCCCTACCTCGGCGTAGGGGCGTACGGGCCCCGCTACGGGCCGCCCGTCGCGGACGTGCCCGCCATGGTCGCCAGCACCATCAAGCGGACACGCGACGCGACGGGCGCCGAGGTCGTTTCCACCGCGCAGATCATCGCCGCCCCCGGCCTCGACTGCCCGACCGGCTCACGCGTCACCCTGCCGGACGGGCGCACCACCGTCGTGATCAGCAACGCGCAGCACACCGCGCCGGGCCTCCCGGTGCCCGCCTGTACGGAGGTGATGTGCGAGTGACGCAGTCCGGTCCCATCCGATGGGACGGCGACATAGCCCTCGCCGCCATGCGCCAGGGCTCCGCCCTCGGCCTACGCCTCGCCGCCGAGCACGTCCTCGCCGTATCGCGCGGACGGGTGCCGATCGAGGAGGCCACCCTCGAACGCTCAGGCGTCGCCACCGTCGACGAGGCGAACCTCACCGCCGCCGTGTCGTACGACACCCCGTACGCGGTGCGCCAGCACGAAGAGTTGAACTACCAGCACGACGCCGGGCGCACCGCCAAGTACCTCGAACGGCCTCTCATCGAGGAGGCCGACACGGCAACCGCGCTCATCGCCGCACAGGTACGGAGGGCACTGCGGTGAGCTTTCTCGTCGACGTCGTCGACGGCCTCGCCCAGCTGCTCGCCGCGAACGGCGCCGGGACGTACCGGCCCGATGGCATCTACGCCGCAGGAGAGACCGCCATCACTGACACGGTGATGCCGGACGCCCCCGACCGCGTCATCTGCCTGACCGCCTACGCGGGAACCGAGTCTGCCGCCGTCACCGACACCACCGTTTCCGTGCAGGTCCGCACCCGCGCCGGCCAGGACCCGCGCGACGTCGCCGCCCTCGACGACCAGGTGTTCGCGGTACTGCACGCCGCCGGGCCGCTCGACCTCAACGGCCACCCCGTCGCGCTCATCTACCGCGCCTCGGCCGCCTCGCTCGGAGCCGACACCACCGGCCGGTTCGAGCGGACCAGCAACTACACCATCCGCGCCAACCGGGCGCATCCCAACCTTGACTGAGAGGAGCCGACACCGTGGCTGACATCGCCGCCGAGTCCGCAACCCTGCTCGCCCGCCGCTACCGGCTGGAAATCGACCTGTCGGCGACCGGCACCCCTTCATGGGCCGTCGTCCCGGGCATGTCCGAGTTCGCCCCGAAAATCGAGCCGACCGACCAGGACTCCACCGACTACGGGTCGGACGGATGGGGACAGGTCACCCGCACCAAGCTCACATGGTCGGCCGAGGCAACGTTCCTGCGCCGGGCGCACCCCACCACCAAGGCGTTCAACGCCGCTCAGGAAAAGCTCCGCCTCGCGGGCCGTTCGTTCGGCGCCCTGTCGTACGTGCACGTGCGGTGGTACGACCGCGACGGCCGCGACGGCGACAACTGGGAGGGGCTCGCGCTTGTGACGTGGGAGCCCGAGGGTGGCGACTCCGAAGAGCTGGAGTCCATCAAGGTCACGCTCACCGGCCACGGCGCGCCGACCGAGATCACCAACCCCGCCACGTAAGGAGAGTTCCACCCATGGCATTTGAAGCACTGGGCGAACTGCTCGACGACGAGCTGCGCCTCCCGCTCGGCGGGAAGACCTACCGCATCCCCGCCCCGTCGGCCGCGATCGGTCTGCGCACGCAGGCCATCATGCAGGCCGCCGCCATCGCCGCGGACGGCGGCCGCGTAGACGAGACCGTCCTCGCCGACGCAGCCGAACGCGACCTGTACGCGGACGTCCTCGGCACCGCGTACGACGAGATGGTCGACGACGGCGTGACGTGGCCGGCCATGAAACACGCCGCCATCACCGCCATGGTGTGGATCGTCCAGAACAAGGAACAGGCCGAACGGTTCTGGAACTCCGGTGGCGACCCAAATCGTCTGGCCTCGAACAGGCAGCAGCGCCGCAACCCGTCGGGTGCGGCGAGCTCGACCCAGTCTCGGGGCTCTACGAGTGGTACGAGTACCCGCCCGGCACGGCCCCGCGGAAAGGGCAAGGGCGCGCGCCGCACGTGAGTTGGCCGCAGATCCTCGACGAGTGGCCCATCGTCGAGGCCGACTTGCACGAGATCTACGGCGTGGACGTCGGCGCCCCCGGCCTGCTCGACACCCGTTCGTGGCGATGGCTACGGGTGCGCATCTATGGCCTGCTCTCGGCCGACTCCCGCCTGTCTCGACTCAACAACCCCCCACCCGAGCCACCGCGCCCCACGCGCGGCGGCTGATCCCGCGCGCACGCGCGGCCACAGACAAGGAGGTGGCCGCGCATGGCGCTTCAAGTGGGCGAGCTCGCCGCAACGATCAGTGTCGACGACAGCCAGGGCGCCGCCGGACTGCGCCGGTTCGAGGGGCGCCTCAGAACCACCGGAGACCGCGCCGTGTCCGACGCGGGCGACATCGGCCGCGACTCCGGCCAGGCCCTCGGCGACGGCCTCGCCGAGGGCGCCGAGGACGGCGCCGACCAGGCCGTCGAGGGCATGGGGAGCAAGCTGCGCGGATTCGCCGCCGCGACCATCGGCGCAGGCATCGGCGCGGCGCTCATGGAAGGCGTGGCCCAAGCCGTCGAACAGCAGCAGATCACGGCGAAGCTCGGCGCGCAGCTCGGCAAGACGCCGGCCGAAGCGAAGCGGCTGGGAGAGATCGCAGGCGACTTGTACGCGAACGCGATCACCGAGGACTTCCAGACCGCCGCGGACACCATCCAAGCAACCATGGGTTCCGGCCTGCTCCCGCCGGGCGCCACCAACGCACAGATTCAGTCCATCTCGACCAAGGTCGCCGACCTCGCGGGCACGTTCGACCAGGAGCTCGGCGGTGTGACGAACGCCGTGTCGCAGATGCTGCGCACCGGCCTCGCATCGAGCGCCAATGAAGCGTTCGACATCCTCGCGGCAGGCTTCACGACCAGCGCCAACAAAGCGGACGACTTGTTGGAGACGTTCAACGAGTACTCGACGCAGTTCCGGCGCGTCGGCCTCGACGGACAGACGGCCCTCGGCCTGATCGACCAGGCCGTGAAAGCGGGTGCGCGCGACAGCGACCAGGTCGCCGACGCCATCGGGCAGTTCGGCGAGCTCGCCCTGTCGAGCAGCACGGGCGTGCAGGAGGCGTTCGCCTCCATCGGGCTGAACGCCGACACGATGGCACAGAAGATCGGCAAGGGCGGCAGCAGCGCCGAGGAGGCCCTACAGCAGACCCTCGACGCACTGCGCGGCACCAAAGACGAGACAGTCAAGCTCAACGCCGCCACTGCCCTGTTCGGCGACCCGGGCACCGTCATGGGCGAGGCCCTGTTCGCGCTGGACCCGGCAACCGCGGCCGCATCGTCCGGCATGGACAAGGCCGCAGGGGCAACGGACCGGCTCGGCAAGAGCCTGCACGAGACGGCCGGGGCGCGCATCGAGCAGCTCAAGCGCGGGTTTACGCAAGGGTTCGTCGAGTTGCTCGGCAACACCGTCGTGCCCATCCTCGAAGTGTTCGCCAAGTACGTCACGAAGAACATTGCCGTGATCGGCCCGCTCGCCGGTGTCGTCATCGGCGTGGCCACGGCCATGGGCGTGTGGACCGTCGCACAGGCGATCTTCAACGCCGTTATGGCTGCCAACCCCATCGTGCTCATCATCGGCGCGATCATCGGCCTTATCGCCGTGATCATCCTCGCCTACCAGCACAGCGAGACTTTCCGGAACATCGTGCAGACCGCATGGGGCGCGATACAGGCCGTCATTTCCACGGCCATCGCCGGAATCGCCATCGCCATCAATTGGTTCGCCGGACTGCCAGCGATGCTCGCCGGTTGGTTCGGGCAGGCAGCAGACTGGGCCATCGAAAAGTTCGTCGGCCTGGTGCTGTGGCTGGTCGGCCTTCCCAACCGCGCAGTGATGGCCCTCGCAGGCCTCGGCGTATCCCTGGCCGGCGCAGCCCGTAAGGGCTTCACCGCCTTTCGGACCATGGCCGCGACGAAGGTGACCGACTTCATCGGGTGGGTGCGTGGTCTGCCCGGCCGCATCATGAGCGCGATCGGGAATCTCAACACGCTCCTGGCCGACAAGGGCCGCGACCTTATCCGCGGCCTGCTCAACGGCGTTCAGTCGATGGGCTCATGGCTGCGCTCGCAGCTGATGTCATTCGCCAAGTCAATGATCCCCGGGCCTATCGCGGACGCCCTCGGCATCCACTCGCCGTCGCGCGTACTCGCCGATCAGGTCGGCCAGTGGATCCCGGCCGGTATCGCCCAAGGCGCCGAGGACAACGCAGGCGTCATCGATCGCACCATGCGAAACCTGGTGTCCGTGCCCACCCCGGGCGCGGCCACGGCCGCCGCAGTAGCAGCGCAGGCCGGCAGGGCATCGGGCGGCGCGGTGGGCGGCGGCCGCATCGTCCTGGACGTCACCGGCGCGGACAGCGACATGAAGCGGCTCATCCGCCGCATGGTCCGCGTGGACGGCCGCGGCTCCGTACAGACCGCATTCGGCGCAGCATGAAAGGGGGGAACACGTGACGTTCCCGAATACTCCGTTGGACGTGCGGACCGAAATTCAGGTCGCCTCGACGTGGGTCGACATCACCCGCGACACGTTCACCCGCGACCCGATCACCATCGATCGGGGAGCGGCCGACGAGGCATCCACGACCGACCCGTCGCGCTGCTCGATGAGCCTCAACAACCGCAGCGGGAAGTACAGCCCGCGCAACCCCATGTCGCCCTACTACGGGCTGATCGGCCGCAACACACCCTTGCGGGTATCCGTGCCCGGTCCCGAGTCGTACCTCGCCCTGGACGGCTCCACATCGTCGTACGCCCGCACGCCGGACGTCGCCGCGCTCGACATCGTCGGCGACCTCGACCTACGAGTCGAAGCAACGGCCGAGGACTGGACCGCTGTCCAGAGTCAGTCCCTGATCGGCAAGTGGGACTCGACGGCCAACCAAAGGTGCTACCTGCTGCGCCTCGAACCCGGGTGGCTGACGCTCAACTGGTCGACGGCCGGGAGCGCCACCCTGTTCGTCTCTCGGCCCCTGCCCGCACTGCCGCGGCGGGCCGCACTGCGCGCCGTCCTGGACGTCAACAACGGGGCCGGCGGATTCACCGCAACGATGTACTGGGCACCGTCGATGGACGGCCCCTGGACCATGATCGATGTCCCGTTCACGGCCGCAGGCGTCACGAGCGTGTTCGCCGGTACCCCGCCGCTGGAGGTCGCCCCCATCGCCGCGTCGGGGGTAGCTCCCCTGACAGGCAGGGTGCACCGCGCCGAGGTCCGCAACGGCATCGACGGCCCCGTCGTCGCCGCCCTCGACACCCGGGCACTGACCCCCGGCACGACCGGATGGACTGATGCGGCCGGCCGTCTCTGGACCCTCGGCAGTGCGGCCGCGATCAGCGACCGCGAGTACCGGTTCACCGGCGAGGTCAGCACCTGGCCCCCGCGGTGGGACGTGTCCGGCCGTGACGTGTGGGTGCCGATCGAGGCGGCCGGGGTGACGCGCAGGATGGGCCAGGGGCAGAAGGGCCTCAGCTCGACGCTGCGCCGCCGTATCCCGTCCGCCCCGGCCCTGCTCGCGTACTGGCCGATGGAGGAGGGCCCCGCCGCCATCGCCAGCGCGTACAGCCCGGTGCGCGGTGTGAAGCCGTTGCAGTTGACCGGGGTCGATTGGGCCGCCGTCGACACCCTCGGCGGATCCTCGGCGCTACCCACCATCAAGAACCCCGCCACCCTCAGCGCCCGGGTGCCGACCACAACCACGACCGGTTGGCAGGTCGAAATGGTCTACAACCTGCGCACCCTGCCCACCACACAGACGGAGATCCTGCGCGTGCAGGTGGGCGGCGCCGCGATGCAAACGGCCGTCCTCTACGCGTCCACGGCCGGAATCCGGATCGAGGCCCGCGACCAGGACGACGCCCTGATCGGGGGCGTCACGTACAACGACCCGGGCGCGCTCAGCGCGTTCGTCGGAGTCTGGAACCGCCTTGCGTTCTACACCGGTAACGCGGGTGGCGGCCGCACCATGCTCCAAGCCACGTGGCGCGACGTCGTGACCAACATCCGCTGGTACGTATCGACGAACCCCATCACCGCACAGGGCCGTGTCGCCGGAGTCTCCGCCACCTGGGGAGCCGGTACCGAGGGGATGGGTATCGGGCACCTCGCCGTGTTCGCCACCCCGGGCACCGGGGTCGCAGGCTCGCCCCCCACCAGCACCATTTTCGAGGGGGCGGACAACGGATTCACGGGCGAGACGGCCCTCGACCGAATGCGACGCCTCGCCATCGAGGAGGCCACACAGGTCCACCTGTCCACCGTCGACGGCGACACGACCGCGGCCACCGAGCGCATGGGCCCGCAGCGCCCGGCCCCTCTCCTGTCCCTGCTCGAAGAAGCAGCAGGGACAGACGGCGGGATCCTGTACGAGAACCGCGACCGCCTCGGACTGATCTACCGCGACCGCACATCGCTCTACAACCAGCGCCCCGCCCTGACCCTGGACTACACAGCCGCGGGGGAGGTACCGCCGCCGCTGGAACCGACCGAGGACGACCAGCACCTACGCAACGACGTCACGGTCACGCGGGACGGCGGATCATCCGGCCGGGCCGTCCGCGAGGACGGGCCCCTGTCCGTACTGCCACCGCCGGCCGGTGTCGGCATCTACGACGAGGCGGTGACCCTGTCCCTCGGCGACGACACGCAGCCCGAGCGGCTCGCCGCATGGCGCATGCACTTGGGCACGTGGGACGAAGCCCGGTATCCGACGGTCACGGTGTGGCTGCACACCGCGCCGCATCTGATTCCCGACGTCCTTGCCATGGACATTGGCGACCGTCTCACCATCGCCAACCCCCCGCCGTGGCTGGCACCCGGTGCGATCGATCAGCACATGCGCGGATACACCGAGACCCTCGCCCCGTTCACGTGGACCATTACGCAGAACTGCACGCCCGCCGGGCCGTGGTCGGTGGGCGTGGTCGGCAGCCCGGTGAGCCGGGTGGACACGGACGGATCACAGCTCGCCGCCGATGCAACCCCGTCGGCGACGACATTGTCGGTGGCAACCACGGTCGGACGGCCGTGGGTAACTGACCCCCGCGACTACCCGTTTGATCTCAGGGTGGGCGGCGAGGTTGTCACCGCCGTGGCGGCCGGCCCCGTTCTCGGCGACAACCCCTTGTTGCTGTCCGACCTCACCGGCTGGTCGGGACTCTCGGCGACGATCGCCTACGACACCACCGTCGTGCACCGCGCCGCAGGGGCGACCGCCTCAATGCGGGTGACGGGTACGGGCGCAACATCCGCGTCCGCCCCGCAGGCCGTCAACACGGCTGTCGGCAGCATCACCCCCGGCGCCTCGTACACGATGTCCGGGTGGGTGTACTCACCCGTCGCGTGGTCCGACATGAGGATCGTCACCGACTGGTTCGACGCCGCGAATGTGGCTCTCTCAACCTCCCCGTCGGTTCCGATAGCCGTACCCGCCGGTCAGTGGACGTTCATCACGGTGACTGCCACCGCCCCAGCTCTGACATCACGGGCCCGGATCCGTGCCCGCATCGGGGCGTCCCCGGCACTGACCGATGTCTCGTACTGGTGGAATCTCCAACTCCGCCCGGACGCCTCGGTGTCCACGTCCAGCCCGCAGACGATGACCGTGGTCCGTTCCGTCAACGGCATCACCAAGCCGCAGACCAAGGGCACGCCCGTGAGCCTTGCCCACCCCACCATCGTCGCCCTTTAGGAGGAGCCCATGCCAACTGCCTGGCTGCCAGGAATGATCATCACCGGGGACCGACTCCTGGGGGACCTGATCGAGTGGCAAGACCTGCCGATCAAGGGCGCCGCCTCCGACGGCGCACCCGGGCAGTCTCTGCACCGGATCCGCAGACACCCCGACGGACAGGTTGAACTGCAACTGGACGTCGCCATCAACACCACCACGAGTGCGGCTATCGCGACGCTACCGACATGGGCGCGGCCGAGCACGGGACTGCGCCGAAGCGCACCAGCGACGAACTCGGCCAACGCCACGTTGAACGCGCACGTGGACCTGTCCACGACCGGTGACGTAACCCTGTTCGCCCTCACGGCGAACCTGGCCAGCATTACGTGGCTCTCCATCCACATCACGTACACCCCGTAAGAGCCCACACCCCGCCCGCCCCGCGCCCTATGGCCGGGGCTTTTTGCATGTCTGGAGACACCACCATGGCAACACCGCTCACCGCGGCTCGGTTCCTGTCCGCCCTGCGCGGCGCGGACGTCGACGTCGTCGAGGTCGGATCCTGGCGCACCCACAACAGGGCCGGACACGGGGCGTGGGGCCCCATGCACGGCATCATGATTCACCACACCGTGACGTCGGGCGTCGCAAGCTCGGTAGCCATCTGCCGCGACGGCCACAGCGACCTTCCCGGCCCGCTCTGTCACGGCGTAATCGACAAGGCCGGGACCGTGCACCTGGTCGGCTACGGGCGCGCGAATCACGCCGGACTCGGCGACGATGACGTACTCGCCGCCGTCATCGCCGAGCGCGCCCTACCGGCCGACAACGAAGCCAACACCGACGGCAACGCACGGTTCTACGGCTTCGAGTGCATCAACCTCGGCGACAACAAGGACCCGTGGCCCGAGGCACAGGTCGAGGCCATAGCCCGCACCGCCGCGGCTATCTGCCGCGCGCATGGATGGGGCGCCGAGTCCGTCATCGGCCACAGCGAGTGGCAGCCCGGCAAGATCGACCCGCGCGGCCCGATCGGCAAGACCGGCGGGCCCGCACTCACCATGGGGAAGATCCGGGCCCGCGTCGCCGAGCTGCTTGACGCGAAGGCACCGAGCAAGCCGTCGACCCCGAGCAAGCCGCCGAAGCCCACGCCGTACACCCCGCCGAAGTTCCCGGCCGGCCTCGCCCCGGGCCGTACGAAGCCGTCGGCGCGGAGCTTGCAGCGCGCGCTGAAGGCCGCCGGATACCTCGCCAAGAGCGTGCCCGAGGCCGACAACTACGGCCCGCAGACTCAGGCCGCCGTCGCCCGCTTCCACAACGCGCACACGCAGTACCGCGCCGCCGGAAAGCAGCACGATCCGGCGATCGGCCCCAAGGGTTGGGCCGCCCTGTTCCGCCTCGCCTACGGCAAGTAGCCGCCCCACCGCCCCGGCACCGCGCCGCCAAAAACCTCGAGTTTTCTCGTCAGCCTGACGACAATGCTCGAGCATTCGACACCGCGCCGCCGGGGCGCACCCCGCCCATCCGCACCCCGAACCGAGGTCCCCCCATGACCCCCGCCAACAAGCGCACCATCCGCACCGCCATTCAGGGCGTCGTCGGTTTCGCGCTCGCCCTGCCCGCGATCGTTGCCGCGTCCGGCATACCCGAGTCCCTGCCATGGGTCGCGGGTGCCGTCGCCGTATCCGCCGGCCTCGCCCGCATCATGGCCCTGCCCGCCGTCGAGCAGCTGCTCGACCGCCTCGGCCTCGGCCTGGTCGACGACGTCGAGGACGGCAGCGAGTGACCGAGCCGAACGACTCGACCGCGGCCGCCGTCGCGGTCGCCCTCGCCGAGCTGCGCGGGACCATGGCCGAAGGATTCGCCACCGTCAACGGATCGCTGGCACTACTCGCCCAGCGCGGCGACCAGACCGACCGACGCCTCGAAGACCACGAGCGGCGCCTCGACGCCAGCGAGCGGGGCGAGACGGAGCGACAGAAGCGGGACACGGCACGCCTCGACGCGTTGGAGCGGGCCCGGTGGCCGATCCCGTCCGTGGCCGCACTGGTCGGCGTGTCCGGCCTTGTCGTATCCCTGTGGCGGTAGCCCGCCGAGCAGCAGCACAACGCCCCCCGTACGGCCATGCGCGGCCGTACGGGGGGCGCCTTTCGCGTATCCGGGGTCAGGCGTCGGGCTGGTCGATGCCGATCTCGTAAGCGATCTCCCACCGGATATCGGGTACGACGATGTCTGCGGTCTCGACCGGTCGCCCGTCGGTGGCGTAGTAGGTTCGCTCGACTTCAGTGATCAGGTCGCCGACCGAGATGCCGAGGAGGTTGGCCTGTTCCTGCGACGCGCGGGCCGGGCGCGGCACTTCGACGGCGGTCTCGATGATGACGCCGATTGACCGCATGCGTTCCACCACGCCAGCACCCGCGTGCGGGCCCATCTCGGGCAGCACGACCGGGGTGCCGTCCGTGATGGCCATCGGCTCCCAGCTCTCGGAGAGTTGGACAGGGAGGCCGTCGGCAAGGAACTCGTAATTCGTCACGACGCAGAGGTCGCCCGGTTCGATGGCCAACCGTTCCGCGATGTGTGCCGGTGCTGGGGTGCGGGCTGCGCTGCGCGACTCCCATGTGCCAGCGCGGCCCTGCTCTTTCATGTCGGCACGGAACGGGGACCCGCCGCGGCGTTCGCGGTGACGGGAACGGACCATGCGCAGGCGTTCGCGTGGCCGGCGGACGTACGTGCCGGATCCGGCGCGGCCTTCGAGGATGCCCTCGATGATCAGGCGCTCCATCGCGCGCTGGGCAACGGACTGGCCGACGTTGTACTCCTCGGCGAACCGTGCGCGGCTGGGCAGCTTGTCGCCTACCGCCCACTCGCCGCCTTTGATGCGGGCGCGCAGAGCGTCGGCCACCTGCAAGTAGGGCGTTTCCCGTGGCATATGCGCAGCTCCGAGCATTGTCCGTCGACGTTGACAAAGCTAACCCATCAGGTCGAAGCTGAATACTCAGCATCACGAAAAGTGACAGGCTGATCACCAGGGGAGTGCTATGTCAGTCGTGCCTCCGCGTGCCGTTGCCCTCGCGGGCATGCTCGCCGCCGCGACCGGCAACGAGCCAAGAACCACCGCGACGGCCACCAGCGTTCGCGTAGAGGCCGACCTCCCCGACGAGCTGACAGCAACCAGGCGCACCACCATCCTCACCGCCCTCGCGGCTGCGGACCGGTACGGGCACGACCGCACCGAGGCCAGCGACACCGTATGGGCCGAGCTCGACAGAGAGGCAGCGCAGTGACCACGACGCAACCGACCCAACCGACGGACACCGCGTACCGAACGCTCATCGGGCACACGGTCACCTGTGCCACCTGCCGCGCTCGCGCCGCCTGCCCCACGGCTGCCCGGCTCAATCGCGCATGGCGGGCGGCGCGGGGATGAAGACCGAGTCAACCGACGTCATCACGCACGTCTGCTGGGACCTGGACCCGAAGACCGGGGCGCGCTGCCGAAAGGACCCCCACCACAAGGGGGACGAGCACTACGACCCGCACACTCGGCCATCGTGGGACCACCCCGGGACCACGTGGCGTAGCTGATCTCCCGCGCGCACCCGAGGCCGGCGGCGGTCAGGGTGCGGGCGGGGCTCCACGCCCCCGATCATCTGCCCCCGTCAGATGGTCGGGGGTTTCTGCATGTCAGGCTTGTAGGTGGCGGGCCGCCCCGGGGCAGGAGCGGCCCGACCTTGCCTCACTCGGAGCGAGCACGGGGGAGAGTGTTTTAGACACACTCACGCTGGTCACTGTGATCAAAACACTCTCCCCTTATGCGTGGGCCCGTGCCCCACTACTCGGCCCACGGGTCCGGCTCCCACACAGGATGCACCACGACCTTTGTGCCGTCCTCGGTGCGTACCAGTGCCACCCGTCGCGCAAGCTGCTTGAGTAGGCCGTTTCTCCCGCGCGTGTCCAGCGTCGGCCACTCCGCGACCGTGCCGACCAGCAGAGGCACATAGTCGGCGCGGTGCGGGGTGGTCTCGACGGTAGAGACCCGTTCCAATGCGGCCTGCGTCGCCGCCTGCTTCTTCCGGATGAGATCGCGGGCGGCCTCATACTCGCCCGGCTCGAATTCGTCCGGGTCGGCTGCGCGTTGGGCCCGCAGGTTGGCGAGGGCGGCGGCATGTTTGTCGACCTCGGCTTGCAGCCTGGCACGGTCGAGCGCGGCGGCGGCGCGGTGGTCGCGCTGCTCGATGCGCTGCTGAGGGATGCTCGGCGCGGTGTCGATTCCGGGGGCGGCCTCCTTGGCGAGCCACTTCAACACCTCGGCCTCGACGTCTTCGCGCTTGACCCATACTCCGTCACAGCCGTGGGCGGCCTGTACCGCCCGCCGGCCGCATGTGTACGAGTAGCCGAGGACGTTGGTCGGAACGTCGTTGATGACGCGCACGGCAGAGTTCGCGGGCGTCGTGCCGCGGCACTGCCCGCACCGGACAAGGTTGGTCAGCATGTACGTGGCACGGCGGGCCCGCGGCGGTGTGTTCCGCACCTCCTCGCGGCGGTCGCGGTACTGCTGCCACAGCTCGGCATCGATCAGTTCCTCTTGCGCCCCAGGGACGAACAGGCAGTTTTGACAGTTGTTGCGCGTCTCTGGGTTGCACAGGCACTTTGGGTCATGGATGCGGAGCAGGCCTGCGGCAAATCCGGAGTCCATGTACCGGATCAGTGTCTGTTCGGACCACAGCCCGCCGCGTACCGTCCGGTGGCCGGCCGCGTTGAGCTCGCCGACGAGCGAATAGAACGCGTCTCCGTCGGTGTACTGCCGGTATCGGTCGGCCATGACTGGCCCCGTTTTCGGGTCGGCTAGGTATCTCTCCTCTTGCGTGGTCCAGCCCCCGCGGCCGTCGGGGAGTCGGCGGGGGTGCCAGATGTAGCCGAAGCGGGGGCGGCCGGTGGCGGGCAGGTGCAGTTTGTAGCGGCGGTGGTCATGGGTCTCCTTCCACTGCTCGCCGCGCACGTCGGATTCATATGCCGCGAACTCGAACAGGATCCCGCGTTGCAGTCGGCCGGTCGCCGTACGCGCGTCGCCCTCCTCGGTCGCAGACTCCAGCGTCCCGCCCGCGTCCTCAAGGCGTTTGAGGTTGACGGCGATACCGTCGCGGCTGCGGCCGAAGCGGCTGTATTTCCATACGGCGATGCCGCGCGCCTCGCCGTCCTCAACGCGCTTGATGGCGCCCATGATGCGCCGCTTGAAGTTCCGGCCGGTGGCGTCGAGGTCGGTGATGAACGGTTCGAGCAGGCGGCGCCCGGTGCGCTTTGCCCACGCCCGTAGGGCTGCCTCTTGCAGCTCGGGGCTGATCTTCTCCTCTTTCCACGTGCTCACCCGGATATAACCGAGCCAGGGCTCGCCGTCCTCATCGGTCGGCAAGCCCTGGAACGTGCTTGGCACGTGCTGAGTTGGTCCTGCTGTCACGTTGCGTTCTCCCGTTGACGTCGTGCCGCGTCGAACTCAACGACGGTGCTCGGCGCGGTGAATTGGGCGTCGTGCTGAACGATGGCCTTCACGAGTGCGGCGCTGTCGGCGTGCGCCACGCGTGACGTGATGTATTCGTTCAGTGCCCGGTAGCCGTTGACCACGGTGGCGATGACGCCGATGGCGGTCGTGGTGGTACCGGTCTGGATGACCAACCCGACCCGTCTGTCCGTGAGTACACCGGTGATCAGGATGGTGAGGCCGATCAAGAGAAGTCCGGCGGAAAGCGCGGCAGTCAGGTACAGGGTTGTGCGTGATGACACGGGTGGACCTTCCTAGGTTGCGCTCTCCCCCTTTGCGCGGAGGGCGCGAATCATGCTGAGGACTGCGATTTGGTCGGCCTCTTCGGTCACGCCGAGGGCCGCTAGCGCTTCATGTGAAGAGATCTTCGTCGGGGTTTGCGCGTCGGACTCGTAGAGCTCTTCGAGTGGCAGGAGGCCGGCGCGCGCGAGTAGCGGCATTACCGGGACTTCGAGTGTCTTGGCGACTGCGAGGAGCGTGCGGGCGTCGGGTGACCCTGCGTCCCGCAGGAGTCGTGAGACCGTCGCGACGGGGATGCCGGAGGCTTCGGCGAAGCGCGCCCGGCTACCGCGCTCTTCTAGGTCGTACCCGCGGCGCGGGAGGGCCCATCCGAGCCACTCGCCGATGCTCGCCGTCAGGGGCGGCTCTGGTCTTGTCATGCGGGCAATGTATCGCGCATGAACGGTTTTTTGACAGGTGCGCACAGATTCCACACATGCCGAGGTCCCCCCTCGCCCGCTTATCCAGTAGTTGCACGTACAACTTATCGCACACATGCTCGATTGAGCACGCTTCTTTCACATTCTCATTACGAAGCCTCGTACCTCGCACACATCGGAGTCAACCCCTCCACTTGGTCGTTCCATGCGTGATCGATACGTGTTATGTTTCATCCGTGATCGATACACGATCGCTCATGAATCAGCGAGGTACCGCCGTGCCGTTCAACCCCCGCCCCCTGCGCGCCGCCGCCGCCGAGCTCGGCGACAACACCGCCGTCGCGATCGCCGCCCGCCTCAACTGCCCTTACGCCACTGTCCGTCGGTGGACCAGCGGCCGAGGCATCCCCGCCGGCCCCGCGCTCGCCGCCATCGAGCGCACCTACGGAGTCACCCCCGCCGCCCTGTTCCCCGCAGACACCGCGGACGCGGCATGACCGCCCCCACGGTCACCCGCGAGCAGGCGTTCGCGAACGCCCGCCGCGTCCTCGACGCCGCCCGCGCCCGCCGCGACGCCGACCGCGCCGCCGGACGCCTCGCCCCCGAGGTCGAGCTCATTTGCCGCCGCCTCGAACGCCAGCAGCGCCACCAGACCGCTACACCCCACCGCGCCGCCGCCTGAAAACGACAGCGGGCCGCCCCGGATTGCGCCCGGGGCGGCCCACCACGACCCGTGAGGAGACACGAATCGTGAACACCCCGCAGATTACCCGCACGAATACCCGCACCCTGCGCGCCCACCTCGCCATCCGAGGCGCCCGCGGAGCCCGCACCTTCCTCGCCCACCGCGCCGCCCTCGCCGCCGAGCTCGACCGCATCGCCCCCGGTATCACCACCGTGCGCACCGTCCCCGTGTGGACGGACGGCAGCGGCACCGCCCGCGTGTCGACGTGGGTCACCCTCGACAACGCCCTCGGCCAGCCCCTCGCCGCCGACCGCGCCGCGCACCGCGCCGCCCGCA